TCCAACGAAAGTTGCTTTGGTCACGAGGTTGATTGGCCAGCTTTGGTCATGCACGCCCATAAACTCGATCTCACAATCATAGACCTCTTTGAGCAGCGGAAGGCGGCCTCCGACTGCACTAGGCGGGATGACGACGTGAATCACCCCACGATCTTGGGCGTAACCCAAAAGTTTGGTTGCGGCGCATACGACCACTTGGCCGTTTTCCATGTACAAACCTCTCGGCTCAGGTTTTGTGACGACTTGGCCCACGAACTTCACTTGGCACCTCCTGGGACAACGGCGGCGTCGGCTTCATCGCTCACGACCGCGTTGACACCAATACCCCGCCCTTGATAGATGGGGTATTGGGGAGGTTGGCGAATAATCCGAAGAAGATCAGTCGGCGTCTTCGGAGACGTCGGCGTCTTCGGAGACGTCGTCAGGTGCGTATGACCCGGTCATACCTCCGGTGCGGCGGTCGCGCCAGTTCACAAACTTGCCGCCGTCGTTCTCGAAATCGTCGTCGTCATCGTCGTAATCATGGTTCATCGGATTGACTCCTCGATAGCAGCGATAGCAGCGTCAAGCTCTGCCTTCCTGGCAGCATAGGCGGCAGGCCACTCCGCATCCGGCAGGAGGTCCATATCCTCCTGCGCCTGGATCCATGCCTCGTATGCGCTCAGCTCCCGATCCAGCACTGCTAATGCGGCGGATCGGGCTGGCCCGTCGTCGACCTCGACCTCGTCAAGGGTCGCGTCAGCCTGGGTCTCAGCGTCCTTTGGAGAGACGCCGGCTGCGATGAGGCGCAGGTACTCGGCGTGAGCATCCAAGGTCCACTGGTGGAGCACATCCTTCGTCAGGCGTTGTTGGAGCATCCGGGCCAAGCCCGGCCTACAGCCAGCAATCCGAACCTTGTCCAGGCGGGCGTTGCGCGCGTCCTGCTCTGCCGATGATTGCAGCAAGACTTGCTCCACATCGTGACCCCATGAATCAGACCAGCGGGTCAGGTACTCCGCATACTTGGCGGGGCCAGCGAGGTAGTAGGTCAGCAGGGTCATGGTCGTTGTCTCCAGAACTTGATGGGAATGAGGAAGGTGCTTCGCGTCACTGTCGTTGGGGATGTCCCCGGTGGGGCTGGACCGTCTTAGCTCTGGCCCTCAGATTCTTCGAGGTTGGGGTCGAGATCTGGGATGCGGACCGAGGCCAGGGCTGCAAAGACGTGCTCTGCCATAGCAGGCACACGCTCGCGCTCCGGAGCAGGCAGGTCGATGTCAACGTATGTCACGGTCACCTTGCCGCCTCGAAGGGCGAACCTCACGTCCATGACCCACCCCTGCGAGGTCTGGAGGCTGGCAACGCGCGGGGTGTGCACAACCCAGCGGTAATCGGGTCGGGTGATGGTGAGGTTGGCGGTCGAGACGGCGTCCTCGACCCACTGTGCGAGGCTGGACTTAGGCTTAGGCTTGGACATGGTCAAGTTCTCCTTAGAGAGGGGGGTGGTTGGTGGGAGAGGCTGAGTCAGTAAGGGATGACAGAACTGAGGATCCCGTCGAGCAAGTCATTCATATAACTCGGATCGTGCATCTGATCGACGTACTCGAACCCGTCGATCTCACCGTCCACGTCCATATCGCCAGCGGCATCGACGCGCTGCTCGGAGTCGTAGGCGAGCAAGGCACCGAGCAGGACTGCCTTGGCCGTCTCTACGTGCCGCAGGCACTTGCGGTCAGTGCACCAACGGATAGCGAAGGTGTTCGCCCAATCGCGGCGGTCCCGAAGGTGCTCGGCAGAACCCCACTCCATAGGGGTGGTGGTCACGGTGTCGTCGTTGGGGGCAAGCATGGTCAAGTTCTCCTTAGAGGGGGGTGGTAGGTGCGGGGGCGCCGAAGGCGTGGACTTCCATCGCCCCCGCACACATACTTACTCACTTATTGAACGACTATTACCGCCATTCTGCTGGTGGTGACAAATCGTTACAATCAGTCGGTCACGGTCCACCAATCGGCCATGCCGTCCACCCACCACTCGGGGCGCTCGATACGAAACTCAAGTTCTTTCCGCATCGGCAACCTCAGTGGTAGGCAAGTTCTGATGAACTTGCGACGATCAGAGGGGCCGTGTGTGTGCAGTTTCGTTTGGTGGCAGTCGGATCGGCCACCAGGTGCATAGCGTCATCAACGCCGTGCACAGCCAGGTCCTCGTCGCGGTAGGTGCCGACCCACAACGCTTCTGGGAGTCCCGCAATGGACCCCCCCATTTCGATCAGGTGGGTGGTGATGCTGCACACGGAGGGGATATGGCCCGACGTGGTCCAGGCTGTATGGAGCTTCGGCACAACGGCACGCAGCAGGTCGAAAATGGCATGACCGCAGCTGTTCTTGCGGGTCCAGTTCATCCCATGGATGACGTACATTGAGCACTGGAGCCCTGCGCCAGCGGGGAAGTAGAACCACGCGACCACTTCCGCAAGTTTGCCTTGCGGAGTCAGGAACCGGATGACCACTGGCCGTGCCCGGTCTGCTTTGAGTTTCAACGGTTTCATCTTGCCTCCTTAGATCAGGTCTTCGAGTTCGTCGTCAGCCATGCCGGTCAGCACCGTCCACCCGCTGCTCCGCTGCCGGGGGGCCCGAAGTACGCCAGCCTCCACTTGGGCCAGCAGTGCATCATACGCGGGAACCCCCGTCCCTGCCGTGATCTTTGCGCTTACCCCGCCGGCACGGTCGATGTGGGTCAAGACCCTGGTGTCGGTCTGGAGCCGGCGGCCCACCGCCTGGGCCGCAGTGGTCGGGGTGGCCACCAGCATGACCGCACTGCCTGGAGCCTTGACGTGGGCGGGAGGGGAGGCAAGGGAGGGCCTACGACCCAGCAGCATGGCCCGTGCTGCTGCCATAAGCCCCCTGACGTGCTGGGAGCCAACGAGCATCCGGACGCCAGCCTGAGCCACCTGGGAGGGCTGTAGAGCCTCCCAGGACGCCCGGCTCATGCCCATCAGCGCCTCAATGGGCAGCTCCTCGGCTGCGTGATAGGCAGCGACCCAGGACGCCACTTTGCCCCTTTTCGCCTTGGCTGGCGCGTCCTCAACGGTGTCAGCGTGGAAAATGTAGATATAGTCGTCGGCAATCGGGATGCCAGTCCACCCACGGGTCGTCGGGGATTTCTGGATCCACGCCTCCAAAGAGGATGATCCAGCGTGCTCGGCAGGGATGGTGCGGCAGACCCACCCGATGCTCACGAGGTGGTCGAGGGTGCCCAAATAAGCAGCCTGGGCCGAAGCCAAGCTGTAAGCCCCGCAGACCGCGCAGCCGTAGGAGAGGCACGCCCGGCTCGTAGCGTCGATGGAGGTCTGGTCCTGCCCCCGGCTGAAAAGGGCCATGCCAGTGGGGCAAGCCTTCCGCGCAGCTGCGAGCCCCCGAACTTGCTGGGCGGACCAGTGCTTGCGGCTGGAAACCTCAACCTCGCGCAGCAGGTCGTCCAGGCTGTCCGGCAGCTGCACGGGCTCCCGCTCCAAAGAGGCGTGCCCCGTCAGGTGGCGGTCTGCGGCCTGCGACAACCGCGTCTGGATGCGGCCCTCTGCGGTCAGGTTGTATGCTGCATCCCGCTCGGCCAGCCACTCAGCGTGCCGGTTCACGGCGGGGACCACAACCTCGCTGAAAAAGTCTGCAAGCTCAGTGTCTGTGGTCAGCAGGGGGGCGGGCGGGCAGTGGATGTAGCGGGCCATACGGGGGAAGTCGATAACCTCGACCTGCCCCGACGTGGATTTTACGACTTTGCAGCCGTGGTCGCCATCACGACCTTCGGGGGAAGGTGCCTGTACTCCGTGCCCTGGCTGGAGTGCCTCAGCGATGCTGGCGTAAGTTCTGCCAGTGTTGGTCCGCATGGTGGCGAGGTCGACGTATCGCACTTCATATCGGCCGCCAGACTGGCCTTGCGGGCCAGTCCGAGTTACCAGGGGGCGACCTCCCGCAGCTTTGGCGACGATTTTGATGCCGTTGGAGCCGGTGTAGGCTGCGACAACCTGCACCAGATCTTCAACGGCCAGGCGGTAATCGCTCCACCCGGCAAGTTTGGTGACGCGGTGGGCTCCACGCTTCGAGTTGTACGCCCCAATCGGGCGGAGCAGGCGGGTTCCGGCATCCTTGGCCGCGGTGTCGAAGATCTTGAAGCCAGCGCGCCGGTTCAAAACATCGACCATCGCCTCAACACCAAGCAGAACTGCACCGAAGTTCGGGTCAGTGGACAGAACTGGTCGATCCAGGTGGATCCAGACGTGATGGCCATAGCCCGAGTAGACCATTCGAGTTACGCCGAACCCAGCTTCCTGAACAACTTGCGCCACAAGTTCGCGATGCTGGACCAGAAGTTCCTCAACCTCGGTGCTGCCACCCTGCGCCATCCAGACTTTGGCCAGGCCTGGCTGGGAGAACCGGCCTTCGTGAACCAACCAATCGGAAGCGTCGGCATCGAGCCCAAGGCAGTCGATGCCCCGAAGGTCACGGATGGTGTGGGAGGCAGCGCCTACAGCGAAAAGGCCAGTGGTGGCGAAGAGGTCCCGAGCAGAGCCGGGGGTCGAAGGGTCAACGGGCACGAGCCGGGGGGCGTGCTCCAGGCCGGTCGGTGGGGCGGGCCATGGCTGCACAAGGGCTGCCTCTGGAGCGCCGGGGGTCGAAGCGGTCCAGCCGCCGATAGGTCCGAAAGTCGTCAACATGGTTCAGGCACCGAGAGAGGGGGGTTATTCGGGAGACAATGCCAATCCTTCTTCTAGGCACAGTTTCCCAAGTAATCGACAAGAGGGCGATTTACCCGTCACTGTCGGTGGTATCAAGGTTTGTGGTGCGACCGTCACGCTGTGCAAGCTCTGCGTCGATTTTGGACTGGATCGCGGCCCGCAGCTCTGCGTGGTGGAGCATGGCGACCTCGATGCACGTCTCCACCCAAGCCCCAAAGGGTGCCCCAGCGATCAGGGATTGAGCACGGACGACCTCCATAGCAGAGGCAGCAAGAGAGAGGGTGGTCCTTTTGCCACGGGAGGCAAGGCGGGTGCGGGTCTTGGACATTCGGTGCTCCGAGGGGGAGGAGGTGTGGATCACCTTACCCACTCTACACTACTGAGTAAAATATAGCAACGCGATTGAACAAACAGAGTCGATTACTTGGGAGACTGTGCCTAATAGCTGTTTGGCACAGTCTCCCAAGTAATCGACTGGCCGAAGGTGTAACGGCAAGACCCCTCAGCCGTTACGCTCTCGACCCCGGCGGCGAGCCCGGTTGTGCCTGGTTTTGGTCGCCGCCCCCGCCGCCCGCCGAGCGGCCACCACCTCAGCGCGAGCGGCAAGCTCATCAGCAAACCTCGTCAGCATTTTCGACGAGTTCTTGTTTGCAAGTTCTCTTGCAACCTCCGCAAGTTCTCCGCAGTTCCGGTTGAGGATCCTAGCCAGGCCAGACCCGTCCCCCTTGATCCGGTGGTAGGCTCGCCCTTGGCTGGTGCTCCTGGCACCAAGCTCTTGGTGTGCGTAAGTTGTGGACCAGGTCTTGATGTATGACTTCGCAAGTTCAGGGTGTTTGGTGGTGGACAAGATCTTGCCGTAGGTGACCCCATCCCGAACCAGCCGGGTGCAGAAGGCAAGATAGACCTGTCCTTTGAACCAGTTCCAGGAAACCCCTGCCTGCCGCATCCCAAGTTGTCTGGCGAGTGCGGTTGGGCCAGTTCCAGCGATGCGAGCCTCCATGACCATAAGGAGGTCGTGAGGCATCAGTTTCTTGGCTTCGGTCAATAAGACAAGTTCTTGCTCTCGCTCGTCAAGTTCTTTCTCGCGTTCAAGATCAAGTTCTTCAACCTGTCTGGCGGCAACCCGGCGCACTTGCGCCCCGAAGGGGTCAACGCCGGCCTCCCCCCGCTCCATCGCCCACCGCAACCGGTTGTCGAAGTCATTGACTTCAGCCCAATATCGCGCAGTGTCCGCCTCAGTCCAAGCCATGCCTGCCTCCCCACTAATCACACAACTACTGCACCATACGGGGCTGGCAGTAATGGAGGCATATTGAAGGTAAAGTAGATAGTGGAGGTATCCAAATGAGGTGTGAGCACTGCGACGGGGATGACCTGACGGTATATGCGACCGTGTCGCAAAAGGACGGGACGATTAGGCGCAAGCGTCGATGCCAGACGTGCCAGAGAACTTGGGGCACCGTGGAGGTGCAAGCAGACAAGTTCGTCAAGTATCGTGAGGCCTGGATGCAGCAGTCCTCGCCGAACCCAGGCGGTCCGGTGCCCGGCGCGGTGCCTCTGCCCTCTGCTCCGACCCGCCAGCTAGCAGACCTCGAAGCGGAGCTAGAGGCCCGTCTGGGCAAGATCTTGGTCGCTGTAGACGACGCGTTGGCCCAAGGTTCCAACCCAGGTCGTGACAAGCTGGAGTTCCTACGCTGGTTCATCCAGGACCGCCGCGCTTACAGAACTTCCCTTATCGAGTTGTACCAAAAGCAGCAGCAGCAGCAGGCCATCGCCGCAGACGCTGATTTGATGGCTGCCCTCTCGATGGTCCAGTTGACAACCCCGGTGGCGAAGTGACCGCCTATTGTCCTCCGACCGTCCCTGCCGCCCTGCGTCCAAAGGTCATGCAGCTTTTGGAAGATCCTGGGTCGTTCGCGCAGCTGCACAAGGTCATCAACAAAGAACTTGCCTGCCGCGTGCAGTTCATGCCGCTGCCAATGCAGTTCAAGATCTTCGAGGCAGTCAAAGCCGGCCATAAGAGGATCGCCGTGGTCAAGGCTCGGCAGGTTGCAGCAACAACAGCATCCAAGATGGTGCTGCACTGGCTAGCATACACCGCGACCTCAAACGAAACTTTCGCCATCCTAAGTTCTCGTGACGACTCAGCCAAGGCCCTCCTTGCGGAGTCGAACTTGTGGGCACAAGATCTGCCTGCACCGATGCAGCGCAAACTTGCCAGCAAGTCCAAGACAGAACTTGTCTATGCGGACACCGGCGCCAGCCTCAGAGGGTACACCTCTCGGTCTGCCAGCGGCATGAGGTCTTTCAGTCCATCAGCCGTGGTGCTTTCTGAGTTTGCATTTGCCCCCGATCAGGAAGAACTGCTCAGCCAGATCTTGCCGGCCGTTGGCAAGAACGGTCTGGTAATCATCGAGTCCACGGCGAACAACCCGTCTGACCTTTTCTCGAAGATTGTCTCGGCTCGTGATCAGGGCTGGCACGTCATAACTCACTGGTGGTGGGAGCACCCGACCTATCGGACCGCTGGGCATAACCTCTCGGTGCAGGACTTGACCTCAGACGAGGTCGATTTGCGAAGCCGGTACAACCTCGACCTCGACCAGCTGGCATGGCGGCGTCAAGAACTTGCAACCATCAAGGTGCACCACAAGTTTGCGCGTGAGTATCCAGCCTGCCTTGATGACTGTTTCCTTAGCAAAGAGGGTGGGTTCTTTAGCGAACTTGAAACCTCTCACATGCAAGTTCTTGAGTTTGCAGTGGCCGCAGACGGCGTGCGAGAACTCGAAGCGCCTCACCACCACGACCGCTACGTCATGGGTGTGGACGTAGGTGGGGGCGTGGGCAGGGACTTTAGCACCATTGCGGTCGTCTCAGTCTCAACTCATCAGCCGGTATACCTCTATCGGTCCAACGGTATCAGCCCCACGGGGTTTGCCCACAAGGTCATCCAGGTCGCGACTCGATACAACACCGCGTTCATCTTGGCTGAGGAGAACAACCACGGTCACGCTCTGTTCGCGGAACTTGACGCTTGCCGATACATGAACTTGTGGGCGTCGCCTAAAGGCAAGCGGTGGACCACCACGCTGCAATCTAAGCAAGCTGCTTTCAACGTGCTGAGAGACTCTTTGCCGCTGATCAAGATGATCGACCGGACAACTTATATGGAACTTCGGTCACTGATCATCAAGCCAGGCAAGATCTGTCCAGAGGCACCGACGGGCAGCCATGACGACTCTGCGATGGCGCTAGCTCTGGCATATCAGGCGCTAGTAGACGTACCTCCTGCATGGCGGCTCGCTGCGAACTTGGCTCCAAAAGCCAGGGTCGATGACTTGATCGCCGCAAACCGCGCCCGACGAATCCGAGCAATGGGGATGCCATTCTAATGTTGAGCCCATCAGACTGCCGTTCCATCCTGCTCTCCCATGACGGCTACTGGGAGAGCCAGCGGTCGTTCATGCTCGACTACCACCGGGCGTATATGACGAGGTTTTGGGACAAGCAGAAACTTGACCCCATCCTGCGAACTGAGGTCGCAAAGACGTTCCAGGTCATCGAGTCCTATATCGGCTCGCTTTACAGCCGCAACCCGCAGGTCGAGGTATTCCCAGACCTGCGGGCAGACGGTGACCCCGCTGTAGCACGAGCCGTCTCTAACCGCGCGCTCGGAACCTTCCGCGAAGTTATCGAGGACAGCACACGCCTTGCTCTGATTTTCCCGTTCTCGGCTGTCAAGCTGGCGCCAGTCCTGTCCTCGGACCCACTGCGCCGCGTTGCAGCCGCTGCCCTCCCACCTTGGGAGGTGGTGGTCGACCACACGGCGACCTCGTGGGAGCAGCAGCGTTGGGTCGGTCACGCCCACCTTGTGCCGGCTGCCGAGGTCAAGGCCCGCTATGGCCGCAAATCGGGGATCACCCCAAGGGCATACAGCAGGTGGCTGGATCATGGGGTGTACGCCAGAGAGTATCGCGGGGTGTCTCTCGATACGACCGAAGAGACTGGATATGCCGATCAGGCTTGGGTGCGTGTGGTCGAAATCTATGACTTGGTTGCAGACCGCATGCTCGTGTGGTCGCCCGATTACAAGGGTGGAGACAAGTTTCTGTTCCGCGGAGTCAAGGTCCAGGTTGGTGGTGCTGAGACGGATCCTTCGGTTGACGCCTCCGATGCTGAGGTCACGGAGGTGGTCGAGTCCTCGATCCCCTTCCGCTCTGCCAGTGACCGCCCCGTTGTGCCCATCATCCCCATCTTCTTCTCACGCGATCCTGCCGAGCCGATGCGGGGCTACAGCCTCGTTGCCCGCATCTACGACCAAATCCGTGAGACGAACCTGATGCGGACGTACAACGCTCAGGGTGTTCGCCGCATGGCTCGTCAGTGGTTGATGCGGGCTGGGATGCTCGATGCAGAGGCTTCGGCGAAGATCTCTCAGGGCATGGACGGCGAAATCATTGAGGTCTCTCTGAGCCAAGGCCAGGACCTTGAAGGCAGCATCATCCCTGTCCCGACTGCCCCCATCCCCCCCGATATCGCCTTGTATCAGGCCCAGGTGGAGCAGGATATCCAGCAGGCCGGTGTCAACGCCCCGTTCACAAGCGGCGAGGTTACGGGTGTGACCGCAACCGAAAACAGGCTGTTGCAGCAGTACACGGCCAACCAGCTTGGTCGTATGGCTCGAACCCGTGACGCTGCCATCGCCCAAATCGCCCGTGTTTACAACACCATGCTTGCCGTCATCCTTGACGACGACGGCGAGCCCCTGAACCTGCCGGGCGTTGGTCCGACCATTCTGACAGCCGAAGACCTCAAGGGTGATTTCGACTACGTCGCGACTGACTCTGGCAGCACCCCAAGCTCTGATGCTGCCCGCCGTGACAGCCTCACTGCAAACATTGAGGCTCTGTTGACTCTCGGTGCCAACCGGGAAGCTCTGCTGAAAGAACTTGTCCGCGTCTATGACCTCCCTGAATCTTTTCTCAAAGCCTCAGAACCGGCGCAACAGCCCGCGCCAGTGGAGCCCCCCGATGAAAATGCCGTCTGACCTGATGACTGAGGCCAAGGCCGTGGATGCCAACCTCGCTGGACAGTTCGCGTCCAAGATGCGCGGCCCCGTGACTCCGTATGCCAAGCGGTCTGTCGAGGTGCTGAACAAGGCCCTCAACGGTCTGTTGACAGTTCTTGGCGCCCCGCTAGTCCAGGGTGAACCTCAGCTGCCGGACGTGGCCCGTGCGCTGGCAATGGTGGCCAAGGCCGCTGCTGACTACGGCCAGCCCCTGCCAGTGGATATCGAGAACCTGCGCAGCGACAACGAGTTGATCGCTTTGGCTTCGGCTCTGACGATGCTGGGCAAGGACAAGGACTTTGCTCGTTGGCTCAAAGAGGAAGTCAGCGAGGAGCCTGAGAGCCCTGAAATGGAGGGCATGGAGTCTGTCGAGGAAGAGGCAAGCGAGCCTGAGCACTCGGACGAGTCCATCGAAGCCATGATGCGCAAGCGGGCTGTCCGCTAAGTTCCAACCAAAGTTCTAAGGAGGTGTGTGATGGGTGACGAAAATGGTGGCGGCTTTGACGCTGCTGCAATCTTGGCAGAGGCGTACTCCCGTGCTGGATTGACCCCGTCTGGCGAGCCTGAGACGCCCCAGACTGCGGCTCAGCAGCCGGCCGAGTCAGGACAGGTTGAGGCTGAGGTCGAGGCTGTAGAGGCTCCCAAGCTCTCGTGGGCGGAAGCTCTGAAGTCGGCTACCCCTGAGCAAGCAAAGCTCCTGAAGTCGATGCAGGCTGATTACACGCGGAAGTCTCAGGAACTTGCACAACAGAGGAAGGCTCTCCAGGCTGAGCGTGCAAGTTTGGAGGCAGCTCGGAAAATCGCCATCGTCCCTGAGCACCTGCCTGATTTCGACTACTCCAACGAGTCGGTCGATGCACGGGCTGCGGCCAAGGCTGCGGCCATGCTCCAGCAGGTCCTGGCCCCCATGGAAGAGCGGGCACGGCAGGCTGAGGAGGAGGTCGCTTATCGGTCCATCCTGTTGGAGAACCCCGACCTGGAGACAGACCAGGCGTTCAAGAAGGAGGTCGCCGCCGTCCTGATGGAGGACGAAAACATTTCGCTTGAACGGGCGATCAAGTTTGTCCGGGGGCAGCGCGCCATGGCTGAACTGGAGGCGTCACGACGGACCAATGCGGCTCAGCGTGCGGCTCAGAAAAAGTCCGCCCAGGCCGTGTCTATGCCCCGCAACGCCAGCCCGACCGCCCCGCCGTCCAAGAAGGAACTTGCGAGCATGAGCCATGCTGAGATCTTGGCTCTGGCGAAGCAAATGGCCGGTCAGCGATAACAGAGGCATAGTTAGCGGAAGATAGCAGCCCTCGAAGTGGCACCGCGCCCACCCTGGACTCCAGGCGGCGCAACAAGGTTTGGTGGTGTCGTGTGAGCCACCAAGCCTCCATGCTAAAGGGATGCCGGCACCCCTCCTGTGAGGGACACGCTGAAAGGATCGCAACGCGACTTCAACCTGTCCTAAATAGGAGGACTTTCCAATGGGCATCCCGAACTCCGTCCTCAGCACCACGCTGCAGATCTTGCGTGACCGGCTGATCGACAACAGCTTCATCAGCCACCCCCTGTTCCGCGCCATGGATGCGGCTGGCAACGTCAAGCGCGTCTCTGGTGGGCAGCGCATTGAGCAGCCGGTCATCCTGGGCAAGCACTCCAGCGTCACCAACCTGAGCAACGGCTACGAGCCTGTTTCTCTCGCCGTGACCGACCCGTTCCGCAAGGCCATCTTTGAGTGGTCGACCTTCACGGCCCCGGTCGTGATGACGGACGTTGAGCAGCTGGCCAACAAAGGTGAACTCGCCATCGTTCCGATCTTGGAGTCCAAGGTCAAGAACGTGATGATCGACCTCAAGCAGCAAATGTCCGAGCGCATCTTCGTCGGCGGCGGCGCCATCCCAGCCCCCCTCCAGACGCTGAACGGCATGGGCTCCGCATCCTTGGCGGCTGACACGACCGGTTGGTTCGAGAGCGCTGCTTTCGGCAGTCAGACTGCAAACTCTGTCGGTGGTCTGTCGAAGAACGCCTACAAGAACGACAACTGGCAGAACCAGGTCAAGAACTCGGGCGCAGCGTTCGATATCAACCACCTGGACGAGCTGAGCATCGCCTGCTCGCTCTACCACCCGCAGGGCAAGCGCCCGGATATTTGCTTCCTGAGCCAGAAGGCTTACGCGAAGTTCTTGTCCCAGGTCACCGACCTGACGCGGTTCATCAACGTCAGCGACCAGAAGAGCCTGTCGAACGATATGGCTGCTGAGTGGCGCGGCATGAAGATCTACGTCGACCCCCGCCTTGGGTTCGCCAACGCCGCGGGTGTGCCGGTCAGCGGCTACGTGATCTCCAGCGATATGATGGAGATGTACTTTGACACTGACGCCGAGTTCCAGCTTGGTGAGATGGTCCCGGTTCCCGGCACCGCCACCTACGCCGCTCGCGCCCTTGTCCGCACCAACCTCATTACCGGGTCGCTCGCGACGCACGGTGTTCTCCTGAACGCGGAGGCCTGATCATCATGGCTACCTCTACTCTGGTCCAGTTCTTGGCAACGGAAGCTGACGGCGCGACTCGCGACACCAGCAACCGGTTCCAGGTCGAAACCTTCCTCGCCTCTGCTGCTATCGCTGCTGACGCCATCGTCTCCCTCGACCTGGCTCAGACCAGCGACGTGGACAAGGCGCTGTACGTCATCACCGCTGCTTCCGGCACCGCCACCCGCACTTGCGTGGTTGGTGCGGCCACTGAATCTGCTGCGGCTGCTGGCGCTAAGGTGAAGGTCCTGACCAAGGGGCTCTACACCGTGGCTGTTGACGGCTCGGGCACTGCGGTTGCGGCTGGCGACGGTCTCTGCCTCTCCGGTGGCAAGCTCGTCAAGGTGACCTCTGGCAAGCCGGTTTTCGCCGTCGCTTGTGAGGCTGTCACCACGGACACGACCGCCCTGGTCTACTTCCCGCCCCGGTTCTGATCCAACCACCAACCCGCCCCCTATCGGCATCACCGCCGATAGGGGGCGGCTTCGTTTACGGGGGCATATTGCCGAATAAGAGAGGAGGACGTGGATGATGAACCTCGCTGATCTTCGGGATTTCGTCGGCAACTTGCTCGACTACGACCCGACAAACCCGACCTATGACGCTCAAATCGTCGCCCTGTTGAACGACGCACAATCCAGGGTGCTCACTGACCGTCCGTGGGATTTCTGCGAGCGCGAGGGTGTGGCGTCAGTGATGACCGACACCACCATCGAGGTCATCGTAGTCAACGGGTCAGGGTCTGTCGCAGGTGGTTCTTTCCCCGTTTCCTCGTCTGTCGTGACTCCAGGCTCTCCGCTTGATGGTGGAGAGGTCGAAATCACTGACTCCAGCGGCAAGAAAGGGACTTACCGGGTCGCTTGGGTGTCGGGCTCCAGTCAGCTTTACCTCACGACTGATTTCCTTGGCGTGTCTGGAACTTATGATGCAGTGTTCAAGCAGCGGGAAATCTACCTCCCTCCCGATACTGCGACGTGCATGAACGTACAGTGGACTGCTGAGAACTCAATCCCGCGCAACCAGGTTGTGCTGTCTAAGTTCGAGAGGGATGTATACAACTACAACCCTGCGATTTTGGGCGTCCCGCAAGCCTTCATCCCCTCTGTTGGTGCACGCGTCCCAGCTCCTCGGACACCGAACGGTGTGTCGGTTGTGGCTGCCAGTTCTCAAGGTGCCAGGACCATCAACGTCTATATGGTCAACGTGTGGGGTCCGCTGGTTCCGACCCCGTCGGTCTATCCGGCTGATGCCAGTGGTGGGCGAGAGAGTGGTCTGTCTCAGGTCGCTTCGTATGACCTGGCAGACAACGAGACTCTTGAGTTCACCCCTGAGACCATCCCCAACGTCTCAGGACTCTATCGCCGGTACTACTTCACCTGCCCCGCCCTTGGGATCAAGGCCCCTGTCCGCATCCGTTCGGCTGGTGGGCAGGGCAAGGCCGCTGCCAACGTGGACACCGTGCCACCGACCGGATCGACCACGCTGAACCCTGACCTCTCAACCACGAACCTGACCTCTCAGACCTTTCAGACGAGGTCTATTCGGCTGGTGCCGAGCAACGGGGTGTATCAGTCGTTCCTGCTGTACCCACACCCGTCCACCGATACGGATATGAAGGTCCGCCGTCTGATCAGCCCAAGCCCGATGATGGAAGATCAGGACGTGCCTCTTGTGCCTGAAAGTTACGCCCAAATCATCGCTTTCGCCGCTCTTGAGCAGATCTCAATGAAGCTCAGCCAGCTTCCTTTGGCTGAGTCATGGCGGCGCAAGAAAGAGCAGCTGTTGAAGGGGATGGAGCAGAGGTTCTTGTCAACCCCGGCCCGTCGTATCCAAAAGGGAGCCGCTCAAACAGGACTGGCAAACGTGCCGCCGTGGTATGGGCCTCTCCGCTTCATCCCATAAGGATCGCGCATGAACGGAACGACCATCAAAATCCCGTTGCTCGAAGGTCTGTCTTTGCGGTTGCCGCAGGACGCTTCCGACGTGACGGTGCTGGACAACTGGAGGGTCGACCCGGACACCGGCGCGTGGTCCTCCAGGGTCGGTTATGAGCGATTTGTGGTGGGGTCGTCGACCTTCGCCCCGTTCAGCACGACCGGACCAATCTACAGCCTCTACGCGACCCAGGAGACGGCAGGCGGTGGTCGGTCAAGCATCATATACGAGGCTGATGGCAAGCTCTGCCTTGCTTACGAGGCATCGGGTGGAGTGCAGGTTCTGACTCTGCGGTCAGACCGTCACCAACCATCACCCACTGAGTGCGGGTCATGGTTCACCGAAATCGCAGGGGGTGTGGTCATCACCAACGGTGTGGACCGCCCCGTGTTGGTCCGCCCTTGGCCTCTTGGGCAGGATGCCGATGCTTCGGCAGTCCAGGCACTGCTCACCAGGGATTTTGGGTTCTCCGCCTCAGTCCCTCCAACACCTCGCCGCAACACCCCGCTTGCAGACCCTAGGGACTCTAGCCGCAAGACTGGTGGTGGTGCTACAAGCCTCTGGGTCCCCTCGTCTGCGACCGGTATCACCTCCGCTGGTGGTGGTCGATGGGGGCTCGGTTTCTCGACAGGTTCAGGCAAAGAGAGTGCTTTTGCTTGGGCCTGCTGCATGATCAGCGACACGGGAAGCCGTGGACCTCTGACCCCGCTTGCCAACACCGTGTGGACCCTGAACGGGACACACGAGGGGATGCGCTATGGTGTGGTGTTGGACGTGCCGACTGGCCCGCCTGGAACGGTTGCCCGTGAGGTTTACCGGACCGGCAACTACAGCGACGACTACACCACACCGGGTGACCTCACGCTGTACTTTGTCGGGCTGATCCAAAACAACGTCGAGGAGCAGTTCCACGACGTGATCAGAACCACCAACCTTGGCACGCCAGCACCGCAAATCGAGACGGGCATCTTGCCCTCGCCCCGTGCGAGGTTCTCTGCAGTGTATGCTTCCTGCCTATGGCTTGATGGTGGCACCGACGACCCCAGGACGCTGTTCTACTCAGCCCCCGGTGCGGTGGAGCAGTTCTCGCCGGCTGCTTACCTGACCTTGACTGGTCCTGGTGGTGGTGTCACCGCTCTGTATGGATCTTACACCAGCCTTGTGGTGTTCAGAGAGGCTGGTATCGACGTGGTCCAGGGTGACGCTGAGCAAGGGTTCAAGGCAACGGCGATCAGCCACTCTGTGTCCTGCAAGGCGCCCAAAAGCATCGTGACGGTTCCTGGCATCGGTGTGGTGTTCCTTGGGACTGAGGGTGTGTTTGCCCTGACCGGTGGTTTGGTCGGTGGGTCTGTCACTCAGGTGGTGGACTTGACCAAGGATATGGGGCAGGTCATCCGCCGGATCACTTCTGACTGCATGGCCAGGGCTTGTGCCATCTACTCCCCCTCTGTCAAGGAATACCAGTTGTGGGTTCCTGCTGACGGGTCTGACAGGCCTAACCTCGGACTGATTTTGCACCTGGATGGTGACAGCCCCAGGTGGTCGACTCGGTCAGGTTTCCCGGTGGGCAGCATCACGACCCTCTATGACGGAACCCCCGTGTTTGGTCACAACCTCGGAGGCTCGGGTCAACAGGCAGGTCTGTTTGTCCTGTCCGGCAAACGTGCTCTTGGCTCGGAGCTTGTCGGGTCTAACCCTCCGGTGATGACTGACACTGCACCGCCAGTTTCTAAGTTTCAGTCGGCTTGGCTTGATTTCGGCGACCTTCAAGTTCTCAAACAGGTCCAGTACGTCACGCTTTGGCTTTGGGTGACCGGTGGGCGAACCACTGGATCGACCACCACGGGGCCGTCTGTACGGGTGACCTACTACAAGGACTTCGAGGTCAGCGGGACGGACGCCCGGCCTTACCTGGCGCAGCCTCCCGATGCAGCGGCAGCCCCGACGTATGGGCTGTCTGTTCTGGACTCCAAAGGCACCGTGTGGCAAGACGGACGGATGGTTCCGATCCGAGTTAGCTGCAACAACATGGCTTGTCAGTCTTTCAGTGTCGGTTTCGAGACGCAGGAAGACGTGAGCCTGATTGGTCTTGACGTTGAGTTTGTCGCAACTGGCAAGAAAGTAATCGCGGGGGTGAGGTCGTGAAGAAGTGGACCGTGTGGGAGGCACGAGACGGCAACGCCGCTCAGCCAACCCAAATCAACTACGAACTTAGGACCGCTGCAAGTTCTTTGCAGACGTTGGACCGGTCGCAGCTCCCGGCAGGTGGGGTCGATGACGCCACACTGGCGACTAACGCTCTGCACCAAGTCTGGTTCTACCCCCGGTATCCCCTCACGTCTGGCAGCGAGGGGGAGCAGCAGGCTGTCAGAGACTCCACCATCAGCCTGACGAACAACTGGCGGTGTTTCTCCTATCAGGAGGCCCAAGGCGGTTGGCTGAACGTGGGGTCACCCATCACTCTAACTGGGTTCAAGGGCGGGTCGCTGCTTGTCGAGTGGTCAGGCATCGGTTGGCAGTGGCCGGCGTTCACCAACACTCAGGAGAACTTCGACCCTGGCAACCCCAAGCACGTCAGGCTGCGGATCCTCGTTGGTGGAGTAAGTTTCTGCGAGAGGCTCGGGCCAGGTTATCACGAGGCTTGGCGGGCGATGGGGTGTCAGTATATGCCGGCTGGTGATCACCAAGTTCTGTTGCAGTTCCAGCCAACGCCCATCGGTGCGGACGATGCGGTTGTTGACAACCTTGGCTCCCGGCTGGCTCAGGCCCACCTTTACGGGTCCAAGGTATTCATCATGGGGAGGTATCGGTGAGCCGTCCAACCATCACGACAATCCAGCCGGGTGATGCTCTCACTGCGGCATCGCTGAACACCCCGCTGTCTGCTCTGGCGACGGCTACAGGGTCTATTGACGCAGCCAACGTGAGAGACCAGGCCCTCGACCTTCCTCAGTTCGATGCTGACACGGTCACTCAGGGTTTGTGGACTGCAAACCTGGGTGAACTGTCCATTGACCATAGCACCTACAACACGGTGTCATCTTATACAGGAGCGACTTACCCGACCCCTGTTGAGGTGGTCGATTTCAGCCTGAGCCCGACCAGACTGATCGGACCGATCCCTCTGGCGACCAACCAGGTCTTGCGCGTCTACTGGTCTTTGCAGGTCAGCCCTGAATACCTCGGCACCCCGTGGAACGCCGCAGGGTCATACAGCAACGTGCTGATCAGCCCTGCAACTGCCATGGCAACGTCTGCGACCGTGTGGTTGGCATGGCTTCAATGGTGCCTGGAGCCGACCCTGACCACTTGGACTGAGGTTCCGAACCAGGACAACTTCGACACGAATATCAGCGGATCGATTTATGGTGGTCCGATCTCGAACTCCGCAAGCCTTGTGCCCATTCCAGCATGGATTGAGCGAGCAGACGGCGCAAAGGACGGAGAACTTGGGGCCGGGTCGATGTCTGACCAGCGGATCGGCTGGCGGGGTGTCTCTGGCTGCTATTACGTTCAACCTCTGGCTGGCGTGACGGTCTATGGCCTTCGCGTGGTCCTGGCTGGCATGGCACACCCCTATCGGTCTGGCAGCACCAACCACCTCGTTTGGGATGCGAACGCTGGCGGGGCAGGTCAGGTGCTGCATTACACGTCTGGCGTGATTTCTGCCATCACGCACACTTTGGGGTGATCTATGCCTTTTAGCCCAACCACTTTCACGGCTGGATCTAAACTTGAAGCGTCTGAAGTTCAGGAGAACTTCGACGACCTTCGGGAGTACCTGCACGCCGTGCCGCAAGGTGACCTTGTCGGCCCGTTCGACACACGACACGTCCAGATCCCAACCTTGGATGCGTTCACCGGTGTGCAGCACGGGGTCACTGGACACCAGGGCGGACAGTGGGGCGGAGGGTTCACCACACGGATGGCCTTCATCACGTCATACACGACGGGACAGGGCTATAGCTCGTCTGTAGGTGACACTTGGGCGCCTCTGCCGAACACGGCTGTCAAGCTGCCCATTCGGCGTGATGCTCGCATCCTTTATCATTGGTGGGTCGAGGTTGAGGCTGGCCCCGATGACCTCCCGCACGTTGCCGGTCGGAACTACGCATCAACCGAGAGGCTGGCATACGTTGCTCCTTATATCAGCAACGTGGGGCTTGTCAGCAAACAGGCGTTGCAGACTGTCCAGAACCACCAGGTCGGTTTCGCAGGGTCCGCCCCTTACGGCGCCTCCCGATGCTATGCGGTAGCGGGGGCATATGGACAGAGGGATGGAACCCTTGCCTTTGAGGCCAGCGCAGGAGAGGCGATTGTGGGGCTTGCCTACTACAGCCAAATCGACCGGTCTGCGGTGATCAACTGGGGCTTTACAATCGAAGCCTTTTACCTCTGAGGTTTGAGTGATGGACCCGTTGACCCTGGCAGCTCTTATCGGTGCTGGATCGGCCGTAACTAAAGGCGTTGGCGGTGCGATTGCCGCTGCCAAGTCCTTCAACAAGGAAGATCAAGCAGAACTTGACCGGCTGCTCCGTCGTCGGTCGATGGGCCGGCTTGGCATCAGTGACCGTGAGAGGGAGGGCATGGAGCAACGCGCCCTCGCTGGTCAAGCTGGACTGTCACGGGATTTGCAGGCCCAGGGGATGACCCAGGCGGCTGCGGCTGGTTCTGCGGCAGGTGGTGGGGTGTCTGGTCGGGACCTGTTCCTGCGCCAACTTGGGCAGGGACAGGCGCTTGCAGAGGCTCAACAGAAGGCGGGTCAGGAAATCGCCCAGGTTTCTGAGGCTCGCCGTGGTGAGCAGCAGGCCCGCATCGCTGAACTTCAGGCCATGAAAAAGGGTCGCAAGCAGGGCATCGTCTCGGCTCTCACTGGCGGACTGGCGGGTGTGGCCGACACTGGCGCTCAGGTGGCCATGACCAAAGCTCAGCAGGAGCATGACGAAAAGCTGCTCATCGCTGAAATGGGCGGTGCCCCCACTGTCGGCACGCTGAAAAAGCAGGTAGGCGCTAAGCCTTCCCCGTACAGCAGCCGGATTGCGAGGTAATCAATGGCTTCCCGTCGCGCATCTTACGTCCAGGCGTACCACCCCCCTTTGCAGGCTGCGGCCAGTTACAAAGCCATTAGGGAGGCTGTCAAAGGCGAGCAGGAGCGTTACGACGCCCTGCAAAAGACTGTTGCCGATATGGCCAAAACGGTTGCTGACCTGGAGGACACTTTCCGGGTTCGGCAGTCGAACGATATGATTGGTGCCAAGCTGCTTGCCAGTCAGCTGGAAGCGCAGATCAACACCACCAAGAGGTACTCCGCCGAGAAGGCAGCCGAGACGAAAGCGGGGCAGGTGCCTGCGGAGATTCAGGGTCTGCTCAACTCCCGGGCACCGGCTGACAGGGAGCGTGCGGCCGTTATGGCGGCTCAAATGGTGGCCTCGCCCTCGGTGCCACAGAACACCGTGAACGCGATTGTGGGGGCTCTGGGCCGGGCTGGGGTGGACACTGGACGGGTGGTGTCGGCTGCGAACACGGTCAAGGATCGCAAGACGGTCAAGGTTTCCGGGTTCACCCCTGAGCAGCAAAAGGACCTCGAAAAGTACGAGGTCGCCCTTGGTGCTTTGGGTGAGGGCGGAGAGGCTTCCTATGCCGGTGGGATGCGCGGCGAGGCGATGGCTGCTGCCCGCACCGATGCGGAGAACGCAGACCTCTCAGCGTACCTCAAAGCCTTGGAGGACGGCCGAGCAACTGTTGAAGAGTTCGGTAGTGAAGATGCGTTGCTGAGGGCTCGTGCCGTATATGACCAGGCCAAGGCGTCTGGCTCGTACGTCATGGGCATGAAAAAGTATTTCGAGCCGACCTGGGTTGACGCTCAGGCCCGTTTGAGCTTGGCTGAGGACCAGCTACAGGCTGCTTACGCCAGCGGCGCGGTTCAGGATCCAGAGGCTGAGGCGGCCCGTCGCCAGCTTGCGGCTATGGGCGTTGCCAAGGAAGATTTCGACTACGCAGATCTTATCGGCTCCCCTGATCTGGCTTACGTCAAGATCGCTGATCGGATCTACAACCAGGTTTCCAAAGCTTCGCAGTCCATCACCCCGGCTACACCGACCCAGGTCAAGGTCAGCCGTCTGCTGACTCAGTATGACAAGTCCGGCCAGGATTGGACGACCAAGCAACTTGAACGCCAGTTGATGAAACTTGGCTTGGAGAAAGACGAGCTTGACGAGGCCATCGGCTTTGCTCTGGCGTTGGACCGACAGACCCGTGAGGGTGTGCCGACTCCCGATCAGGTGAAGTTGCAGGAGGCTGAAAAGAAGCTCCAAGCTCAGCGCGAGGCGAACGCTGATGCTGCCATGCGCCGGGTCGAGGATTTCGCAGCCAAGGCCCAGGCCGATGCTGCTCGTGCTGAGAAACTCGCGGCTGCGGAAGCCAAGCGCAAGGTTACGATTGACTCGACCCCGGAGCAGGTGGCTGATTTCCGGGCCAAGCAGGCTGCGGAGAACGACGCGCTGAAGCAGGCACACGAGACTTACCGAGTGCTTGTGGAGAGCGGGGTAAGCCCTGAGAAAGCGCGGGAGTCAGCCTTGGCCGTTCGTGCCGATGCTCTGGCACCCAAAGCACCGCCTGTCATCAAGGTGGAGTCTCAGCCAGCGCCAGCGCCCGCTCCAGTCCAAACACCGGCATCTGCACCCGCACCTGTTCCGGCACCACCGGCACCGAACCCTGACGAAATCATCCGCAGGCGGGTTGCCCCCAAACCGGCACCGAAACCCGACCCAGTCCCTGTCGCCAAACCTGCACCCGTGGTCAAGCCGAAACCGAGGGTTAACAACCTCGACAAGTCAGACGAGGAACTCCTGAAAGAACTTGGAGTGGAGTGATGCCAACTTACGAGCAGTGGATGGAAGGTGTCCGGCGTGCTGCGGCTGCCGGGGATCTTGAAACGGCCCGGCGCTTGGGTGCGCGGGCCAAAGCGGCACGTCTGGAAGAGACTCCGGCCGAGGAGGTTTTGACCCCTGCTCCGAAACCTCCGCCAGACCTGCCCCGTTTTGGTGTGCCTGTCGAGCGGCCGTCTGAGGCTGACAAGATCGAGGCAGATCGAAAGGAAATCGACAAGCGGGTCGACCAACTTGTCGCTAAGCGCGGCCGTCTGCTCAAAGAGGGGGAGGCGGACAAGATCCGTGCTGAGGTTCTGACTGATTTCGCACAAGAGAGGGCCCAGGTCGCGGTCGCCGGTTCGGACGATAAAGTGTCGTCTGACTCCAGCGTCAGCGGACTCCCCATCTTTCGCCCTAGCCGTATTGAGCGCCTGGCTGGTGCTCAGGAGAGCGTCCCTGTCGTTAACGATAAAGGTGAGGTGGTAGTCGACCCCATGCGGGGAGAGCCCATCTATCGCACCGAAGAGGTCACGACCCCTGTTGTCCAAATGGGCCGGTCTGGTTATGAGGTTTCCGAGAAACCCATTGACCGGGTTGAGGTTTTGTATCGAGACCCCAAGACGGGCAACCTCCGCAAGCCAACCCCGAAAGAGGAGCTGACGGAGTCTTTCGCACGTCAACAGGTCATGTCGGTTGACGAGGCCAAGGCCATCGAGGACGCCATTCGCAGGGGGGAGAGGGACGCCCCGGAGATTTCCGGTGTGCTCTCTGAGCGTGCGGGTGACGGCAAAGGGATGATCGAAACCTCGCTGGGGGCTGCTCTGCGGTCTGTCCCTGCGGTCTTCGAGACAGCCGTTGCTGAGGCATACTTCCGAGGTCTTGGGTACGAGGTTGACGAGAAAGGTCAGCCAGTCGATAAGTCTGATTTCGGATACAAAGTTGCTGAGGTCCGCAAGTCTGTCTTTGACGAACTGGGCATGACGGACAAGCCGACCGTAAGGGCCACTGGCCCGGTTGTTGAGACGGCTCTGAACGTCATTGGGGAGGGCGCACGGGCAGCAGGCAAGCTCGGCACCGCCTTGACCGGAGACGCCCGCCCAGCGGCCTTGGGCGTGGCCCTGGACACCTCCGCGCGGCAGCTCCAGGGTGCACCCCTGCCTCTGCCTGGAGTCGCAACCAGGCGCGAGGAAGGCCGGTACGAGGGCAGCGAGATCTTCGACCCCAAATCCCGCCGCCCCGCTGCACCAGCCGGGACGGATGCAGCAACCACACTGGCTCGGGCCATCACCCGTGGTCGGACTTTGGCTGATGAACTTCAGTCAGCGCCAGAACTTGTCAAGGCTTACGACGAGTTGTATGGGGCGGGCTCGGAGTACGTGAGGTTTGCTCAGGGCACCTTGCTTTCCATGCTGGTCCCCATGGGGCCTGGTACGGCGCTTCGCACGGGCGGGGCTGCCTTCAGTGCTGCCAAAGGCACGCAGACAGCCGCAAAGGCAGCCAAAGCCGTCCAGGCAGGGTTGGCACCCATCGTCAGCGGGGCTAAGGCCGTCGAGGGGGCCATCGCTGGATCAAAGGCTCCAGCAGTGGTCAAGGGGCCGTTCCTGGCTGCGGCTACCAAAGCCCGTCAAGGTGCGGATATTGCCAAGTCTGCGGCTGCGTTGGCCAGCCCCGACGAGGTTCTGAACGCGCGCATCTTGGAGGTTGCAGCCGAGAAAATGTTCCCTGGTGTCAAGTTCTCCAGCGATGCTCGCAAACTTGGCGACCCTTCGGCGTATGCTGCGGAGGCGGCTTTGGCAGGTAGGCTGGACGTGGAGAGGCTTTTGCCTGCTGCTTATGCTCTGCGACGGGCCGTGCCTGATGACGCAGTCGCTGTCTCTGCACGGTGGGCCGTCCGTCGGGATGACGTGGCCAAAGTTCGCCGCATGGCGGACAAGGAGCTGAAAGACGCCCTGACCGATCCAGTGACCAAGCAGCACTTGGCAAGCCTGACCCCTGACGGTCGGTTGAAGTTCGTACAAGAACTGCGCGAAACCATCGTTGGGGATATCGTCCAGACGCTGCCCAAGAAAACCGACCTTCGGCGTGCGAGCGATATCCAGGTCTATTTCAATGACTTGAAACCCGCCCTCTCCGACACGGTCATGGCCCGGCGGGCGAGGCAGCTGTTCACCGATGCCCCGGCGCCACGTCGGGCTATTGTGGCTCAGGCTGAGCGGCAGCTTACAGCAGCTTCGCAGGAGGCCATCCGGGCGGTCAAGGCCGATTTTGTGAAGCTGGCGGGTGAGGGCCGGTCGGTTGACGAGGTTTTCAACACCGTTATCAGGCAGGAGTTCCAGCCGGAGAAAGCCAAAGAACTGTGGATGAAGGTGATTGAGGAGTCCTATGGCGGCGAGGCCATCGCCAAAGACGTTGCCGGTCGGCTGGCTGATGCCGGGGTGGACTTCACCCAACTGCCGACCATGGCTGCCATCCGAGCCATTGACAACGTGCCATCAGTTATCGAGCGGGTGCCTGGGTTTGGTCGGCCGGACTTTGATCGCAACATGCTGAAAATCATCTTCGAGGAAGGCGTGCGCAAGCGGGTTGCCAGAGAGGCCCGTGATGCCTTCGTGCGCGCTTATGGCGTCAACGAGAAACCTGGTGACCTTTATGGCATCCTCAACCTCGTTGGTGCCGTGCGCGCCAACGAGAGCATGGCCGTCAAGGTCGGTGACCAAACCTTCAACTTCCTCTCGACTGAGTCGAAGTTTGGCGAGGGGGCCGAGGACTTTTTCAAGCTGGTTGACAGTGTGCCCACCGCCCGCCGAGGTGATGGGTGGGCGACCTTGGCTCGGGATGCGCTGGCATGGGGCAAGGCAGCCAAGCGTGGGGCGAAGTACGGTTACGTTGTGCCCAACCTCCCGTTCCTTATGGGCCGGGCAGCAGCAGCACCGATCATCAGCCTGGCCCAAATCGGAGCGACCAGAACCCTTGGGGCTTCCTCCAGGCTTCCGAGCATCATCATGGGCCGTGGTGTCACGACCCCATCGGGCGCTCACTTCACGGCTGAGCAAATCGAGCGGCTGGCCCGTCAGTATGGCATCGGCACCACGGCGGTGGACCAAGAGCGTATGGGCCGGCTGGCTCAGGATATTTTGGACGATGCGGCCAAGGCAAGCACGGCAGGACCGGTCGAGAAAGCTGCTTTGTACGCTGATCCTGCCGTGATGGGTTGGGCTCAGAGGACAGCTGACCAGAGCGAGAGGCTGTATCGCAAAGCTGTCTTTGCTGACGGGCTGGCTCGTGGTCTGCCCGCCGATCAGGCAGCGGAAATCGCACGCCGCTCCCTCTGGGACTATTCGGGCACCCCTCCGGTCATCCGTGAGCAGCTGGGGCGGGTTTTCGCAACGGCGGCTGAGTCGTACAACGCCACAGCCACTTTCCTTGACCTTGTCTCTCGTGACTCAGGGGCCATCACCCCGGCTCTGAAGGCATGGCGGGCTAAACAGCAGGCGACAGACCCCTATGGCTATTACGGCGACAAAGGGTTGAAATCGCTGGGCATCTATCGGGCTGGCAGTCCTGGCAAGGAGGTTTCGGTGCTTGGGCCTTCCGCCCCGATTTTCGAGCCGGTTGAGGAGGCTTTGGGCTTGCTGCATGGGGCAAGCTCGACCTACCAAGCGGTCCAGGAGGGTGACCTGATCGAGGCCGCTCGTCAGGCTGGACGTGGAACCGCAGACGCAGTCGCCCCTCAAATCGGGGCTATGCTCGACCTCCTGCGCCAGCGCCAGGTTTACGAGTCGCAGCAGTCTGAGACCGGCAAGGTCAGCGATGAACTGGCGTTCTGGCAGGCCCTGGTTGTGGCAGACCTTGCGGATCCTGACCGAGCGAACGGCAAGTGGGACACCGTGGTGTCCATCATCGACCCCCAGGTTGTCATGCCGCCCAAAGCGTATGCCAGCCCGACAGACCCCTCTCTATGGATCGCCGCCCCGCCGGAGGGCACGCCTTACCTCTACCTTGGTGATGACCAAGATGGCAACGCCATTTTCCAGGTCTATCGCCCATCGCCCCGTGGCAAGGCAAACCTCAAAGCGATCAGAAACTTGACGCCTGACCTTGTCGAGCAGGCATATGGGGTCTATGGAGCGATCCAAATCGCCCCATCGGTCAACGCCGAGTCCATCATGCCGCATGGGCCAGAGGGTGTGGCAGCGGTCTACCTCGGGGAGCCTGTCGGGCTTGCGGACGAAACGGCCAAGGCGGCGAAGAGGGCTAAGAAAGTCCTCGAATAGCGGGGGCATATCCAGGCAGTCATAGACGGTCCAACGATGATGAAGGAGAGACCTCTATGGCTGCCCCCGTTACCCACCTGACCCATATCAGCACGTCCACGGGTCTGGACGTGCTGACCTCCAGCTACACGGTCGCCCGTGAGCACGACCTCGCAGAGAACCTCCCCGCATGGATTTCGGGGGCTAAGTTCTGGCGAGGCTTCCTGCACTCCATCCGCATCCACTGCCATGGTGCGGGCACGCCCCAGGCGGTCTACTTCAAACTCACGGCCGATGCGGCTGGGGATGAGCTGATCATCAGCGAGACCGAGGCCCCATTCACGACGGCTGAGGGGGGCATCGCCACGGCGACGCGCAAGACGGCGATCTACAGCATCCCAGGCGGGGTTTTGCTCGACAACTGGGCGCCTGACACGACCGATTCCAAGGTATACCTTTGGGTTCGTGTTGACACTGGCACGGCCAACCTCCAACAGACCACCATTCGATGGGCGGAGTGAAACATGGCTCTCGTGCCCATCTTCCCTGAGAGTCCTTCGACCCCCTCAGCCCAGCCTCTCATCATCGGCTCGCCTGCGCCCGTCTCTCGCCCGCTCAACTCCACGACCGCAACGATCACTTGGCCCATCGCGGCTGGCGGGACGGCCCCTTACAGCTATTCGGCCGTGATTACGGGCGATAGCACGGGGTCTTACACGGCTTACATCAGCTCTGTAGCTGACGAGGACGTAAGCCTTGCGGCCCTGACCAACGGCCAGTTCTTGCAGGTCACGATGACGGTCGAGGATGCTTCCGGCAACACAGCGTCATCAACGGGAGTCGTGCTTGTCGCTTCGGCAGCCGCTGGAACCATGACCCCGGGTGCCTTCCCGGCTTCGCAGACCCTCGCTTCTGACCAGACCACGGCGTCGATCAGCTTCTCAGCAGTGGGCGGAACCTTCGTAGCCCCCGTCACCTACGTTGCGACGGTCGTGAGCGGTCCTGGCAGCGTGAGCAACACTGGAACCTCCGCGTCCCTCACCGCCTTGACGCCCTCTGGGGTCACCCTGGTTCGACTGCGGGCGACCGATTCCACGCCAGTGACCCCTCTTGTGGCTGACGCCTTCGCAGTTGTGAGCGTCGAATCGACTGCAAGTTCTCCTCTTGTGTGGCAGAAGCTCGTCGGATTCGACCTCAAGGCTCAGGGGACCGTCTCATTCGTCTCCGGCGCGAACTCGGTCACTCTGACCTCTGATGATGGCCGCACCTTCGCGAATGTGCCGGTCAACATCAGCATGGGCCTCGGCAGCTACGCCACTTGCCCTGATGGGCTTGGCGCAACCGGTGGGTGGCGCCGGCTGTTCGCAGCTACGGCGTCTGCGACGTACATCCGCAGCCGGATGGGTGTGCCGCTGGGCGTCACACTTGGTGCCGATGATGACTTGCTGGTAGTCATTACGGGCAAGGGGCTGAACAACGTCTCTGCTAACAGCTGGTACTGGCAGGTCTCTCCGGCGGATGACCTGTCCGAGGACGCAGCAGCCGTTCAGGGGATGCGGCTCCTTCGGAGCGGGGCCAACACCGCGCTCTACCTTCGCGCTGGAGGTTCTTCGGGGGCCATCATCACCCAGGCCTCTTCCCCGCCTTGCCCCCTGGTCTGGCAGGACGGCTCTACGGTCATTACCGAGACGATCTTCTACCCCAGGCGTTCAACCCGTGGAATCGTCTACATGAGCGCGGGGGGTGTCCCCGGACCGCAAGCTGATCTTGGGCAAGTTGGCACCACGCCCGCCTCTAACGCCGTTCGTCCCGGCGTCTGGGGTGGCAAGAACACCGTGTACGTGCAGCATTACACGGCCAACGGCACGGCCAACGGCCTGGGTCTACAGTACAGCGAGATGCACTACATCACGATCTACCGGAGGACACTCCCATGAACGAGATCAAGGTCTTGTCTGTCGGTGCCGCAGAGTGGCGCGACCTGACCCCAGGCGGCACACCTGCTGAGGGTACGCCCCTATCCTTGTGGATCGAGGGGTCAGAACTTGACCGCCTTCTTGCGGCTTACGATCCAAGTTCTGGAACTTCACCGTCTGTCTCTGACGCTCGCCCCGTGCTGCGGGCCATTCTCGATGCGGTCTTGGCTGCAAGATCTGGAGGTCAGTCATGAACCCAGTTACCCCGGAACAGGCAGTCAGTCTCGTGGAGGCGGTGACGCCGCTCTTGACAGGCCCGACTGCGGGCTTGGTCACCGTGCTGGTCGTCGTTCTCGTATTCTCGGGGCTGTTCGTCAAGTACATCCTGCCAGCTTACCTTGAGCACGTCAAGAGCCAGCGCGAGCAGGCGGTGGCTCAAGTTCAGGCGATGAACCGCGTCTCCGCCGCAATCGAGGCTATTGAGGCCTCGATTGAGAGCATGACTTCGGTGTTCAAGGCCGAGCTTGCAGCCATGCGCGGTGACCTGGACGAGCAATCCAAGGATATCAACGCCCTTCGTCGTGACGTAACTAAGTTGTCCAAGACTGGAGACAAGTCGTGACAACTTCCAGCAAGTTCAAGTGGGGCAAGACCTCGCTCGACAGGATCTCGACCTGCCATCCGGCCTTGCAAGCCTTGGCCCACGCACTCATCCAGCGGCAAGATCTGCCCTTCGACCTCACGGTTCTATGCGGCCACCGTTCCAAGGAAGATCAAGACGCTGCGGTTCGGTCGGGTGCAAGCAAGCTCCGTTGGCCCAAGTCGAAGCATAATCAGCTTCCGAGCCTCGCTATCGACCTTGCACCCTTGATCGACGGTCAGGTGTCGTGGGATTGGAAGTATTATCACCAGCTTGCGCCCATCGTCGTTGAGGTCTGGGACGCCCTGCCGGATGAAGCGGTCGATGGCTTGATCCTCGAATGGGGGGGTGCGTGGCCGACGCTGAAGGACGGGCCGCATTGGCAGGTCCATGCCGTCAAGGCCGGCGTCTAAGGCGGGATATCAGCTCGATCAGCCCGATGATCAACAGGGTTGTGACGACGGGGACGAGAACTTCGATGGGGCTCATTTGGGTATAGTCCTTTGGGCGCAAAAGTGGTTCTCGGTCGCAGCGCCCGCTGAGGGGTGATGGGTGGTCCATCACCCCTCAGTCTTTTCTACCCCTCTGCGATGCGGGTTGCAACCGAGAACTTAGGATCACCCGGTGTTTTACTTACCTCAGTGCCGGGCTTGACAAGATCTCGCGGATCATCAGGCAGAGCCAGGTTGACGGGCCAGCCAAGATCTGTGCGGCGGAAGTTCTCGATCAAGCGGTCGAGAACTTCATCATCTTCGGGTGTCCACGGGAGCTTGGGCTTGTCACGATTTGTCATCAGGCCCACTCCACGCCGAAAACAACCTCAGCCGTGAGGACTATCGGCAAATAGACTAAGGCGAACAGCAACGCAAACGCTGCTTCAAGCACCGTCATTGTGAGCATGCACACGATAAAGAGGAAGAAGAACGCCCGGTCCACAACGAGGGGCAGGTTCGTGTCATGATCCACTGAACACCTCCTTGCCGATCTCAACTCCGACGGCAAATGCAAACAAGATCAAGCAGATCGTGATGGTCACTTTGCACCTCTCGTAAGTTCACGACGGTTGAGACGGTAGGTTCGCACGACCCGGATCATCAGGTCGGCAACTGATGCGGCGGCCCAGGTGCGCCAAACGCGACCTTGTGGCAACTTGAGGACTTTGGACGCGGCATTTGTCGAACCATGCTCGACAACTGCCCTGACGATTTCGGGTTGGTCCAGGCGTGCCAAGACATCGTCCAGGTGCGGGCGGCCCAGCCTTGCCCACTCTGGCCCGATGGCCGTCAGCGACTCCTCAGCCCACTTCACGCGCTTCGACCACGCCGACTGGCTGATGCCATATGCCTGATATCCGAGGCATTTAGCCTTGTAACCACCTGCGGCATACTGAACTTCGAGCGGGATTTTGATGGCGGTTGGCAGCCATGATACGAGGTTTGACCACGCCGGGCCGAGGTCGGGTGGTGGTCGATATGCGGCCTCGACCCGCTCAGTCAGCGATTCGACCTTGGGCAGCTTTTGCTTGCTGTACGACCCCCGCCCCACGTCACGGGCGGCGTCCTTCTTTTGGGAGGCAATCAGCAGCTTCAGCTCTTCATCCCTGTCCATTGGCGACCTCGTCCAAGATCTCGAACAGTTCACCATCAGGAACTTCGGTTTGAAGTTTGGGCGCCGGTAGCCAGTCACAGATCTTACTCGCGATCTTAGCCGCTGCCGCGAGGTGGGCTTCATCGCACGGCGCCGCTAGGCCGCTGCGGTGGTCCCTCCATGCGGATGCTTCAGCCACCCATCCGCCAGAGACAGCACGAATATGGATTTGGGCGTTCTGACTCCATTTTGAGGCGTCCCGAACGTGCACCCACCCATCCCTCTTGCCCCAGGCGTGATAGGTGATCGTGAGCGGCACGATACCTTGGGCTCGCAACACCAGCCCAACAGGCAACTTGTGCTCGATGACTTGTCGAACTTCATGCAGGTCCATCATCCCCTCCCACCTATACGGTGGAAGGGATAGACGGACTATTGGCTTTGGAGTTTGAGAGTCAGCAAAAGTTCCGCCGCCATGTAAGGCAGCGAGCACCCCAGGTCGACCCAGTGCGTGCCGCACCGCAGCACCGGCACCCACGGCGGGGCACCTTCGGGTGGATTTTGCACCAGCCTCTCCAGCCTCTCGCTTATGCTGGCTTCCGTATCAATACTCAAGCCCCAGGAGTTCAGCTCCGTCTGCTCGCCGAGGCGCCCGAAGCGGATGATCACCCAGGTCTTGGGGGCATTAGAATAGCTGGCAACCGCCGGCTCGACCACCCCGTAATACGGTCCGGCCCGCATGACCTTGGACCCAGGGGGGCGATCCAAGATCGTGTGGCCGTCGTACTTCCCGTCCACAATCAGGGACGGGTCTGGCACCTGATCGCGGTACATTTCAGCGTTGCGTCTCGATCACGTCTATCACCAGCCGCAGGACCTCCTCTCTCGCAGGGTGGCGGCGAGAGCCTGCCCGGGATGTCAGGTCGACCACGCAGTTTGTGAGGAGCAGCTCCAGCGGCTCAATATCGCCGTAAGAAAGACACCGGAGCAGCTCTTGGTCGGGGCGGATACGGATACGCTCACCTTCTGGGTCGCCAACACAGACGGCACCGTCTTCGCGGAAAACTTCAATCTTCACTTGACACCTCCAACGAAAGTTGCTTTGGTCACGAGGTTGATTGGCCAGCTTTGGTCATGCACGCCCATAAACTCGATCTCACAATCATAGACCTCTTTGAGCAGCGGAAGGCGGCCTCCGACTGCACTAGG